TTACTATTTTTATAGGATTCAAATAATCTTTTCTGATTATCTGTGAGTGGTTCTATATCAATGAGGTAATCATTACCAAGAGGTTTTTTTCTTTTGAATTGTTTAGCTGTCAAACCAACCCCAATCGGTTGATCAACAGTTCTTTTCTTACGTGGCATTATAGTTTTTGTACTAAGTTTTTATCTCCCCTCTCTCTATGAGGTATTGCTTGTCTAGTTTTTTCCAACACTTCATTCCATCCCGGATTTTTCTTTCTAAGTTTATCCTTCCACTCCCCAACTTCCCCCACATTTGGCATGGTAGATGGATCAGAATAATCTCTTGACCACTCAGGATTATCCTTCCTCCACTGATCCCAATCGTGGACACTCATTGATACCTCTTTTTGTTCACCTGTTTTTGAATGAACTACCGGATATGTTGCCATAGTAATAAGTTAGGTAAAATTATTTAGACCCAATCTAGAGCCTCTGATACCACGGGAAATTGTTCAACAAATACGTCTCTACACGCTTCTGCAATCTTCATATGTTCTTTTTGTGTACCATGTGCAGAACGTAGATTAATATAGTGTATCCATGAACGACAAGATCCTGTCATATAGATTCTTGTAGGAGTACAAAGTGGTAATACCATTCTAGCACACTCTTTTGCAACACCTTGTTTTAACATCGATTCATACAATGATTGTGCAGAACTAAAAAGAGTTTTCATCTGCATTTCAAGAGTTTGTCTTGTAAATTCATCTAAATCATCAATACTATTTTGACGATTTTTTACATCCTGTCTTCTTAATTCTGGTAAGGGTATATCTTTTGATAAAAGTTCTGTGCTTGCATATCTTTGTGAAAATTCTTGATATGTGAAAGAACGGTGTCTTAATATTTGTGCTGCGATTGCTCTCGTGGTCTCTATTTCAAGAGTCATTGAGGACTGTTCAAATACAGACCAATGATTATGAATAATACAATATTTTAATAATCCTGCAAACTTTTCGCTATCTTGATTATTTGGATTAGAAACTCTGGCGATGTATGCCATTGTCTTCTCCGCATCGGGAGTAACGCTAATTAATTTTACTGGGGACATTTAACCAAATCCTTTTTTTACAGTACGGTTTAAATTATTCATTTCTTCTTCAACAACTTTAAGTTGTTTTTTCATATCTATAAGTTGCTCATCTGTGTAGAGATGTTCTTGAGCAATTAATCTTTTGAGTAATTTGACGAGTCTTTTAGCTCTTGAGGTATCAATCGAAGGTGCCATTAAGGTCATCACAGTATATTTAGAAGAAAAACCATCTGCCCGACTTTTTCAAGTTGCATCTTAGGTTTAGTAAAGGGGGAGGTTGGATTCCTGTATACCAACAAGAGCAGGGCATTTCTACAGTTTAGAATTACCACTCTGCCTACGTTCTACTTGGTTGAGTAGTTCTGCCATTCCTGACAGCGAGCACCACCTCTAACGTATCACCTTAACCAGCTATATGCCAGTAAGTTTATTCAGTCACTCCCAGTGTTGCGTCCAACAAATATAATATAGCATTAAAAAAGGAGGGTGTCAACCCCTCCTTATTTTTTGATTAACTGCAAGGTGATGCCTTACTTTTAACCTTCAGACCACGATACATTAGATCGTGTCTGTCACGCTTAGTTGCTTCATCAACAACTTGTGCGTTGTATTCTTCAGTGTCGTACTCGACACCACGATAAGTGACTGTTGCCATTTGCTTGTCCTCAGTAGTAGGGTGGATACCCGTTCCTTCAGTCGGCTTTTGCGTCCCTAATGGGATGAACGAATCCGTTCCGAGTCGGCTTACTTGCGACCTCTTATGAGGTTGAACGTTGTGTTAATTCTAACACATTCCTATTATATAGACAAGTAAAACTGTAACATCTGTTACAAAATCCTGTGGCTTCAAAAATGGCCAGGATATTTTTTCGCCATATTTTGGAATTTATCTTCGCTTTTTCTTTTGGGGTGGTGTTTTATATCCCCAACGTTGCGGTGACACGGTGCCATAACCAAAATCTATTCTCTTAACTGCAGTCTTACCATAAGTGTCACAGTACAGATCAAAGATGTTTACGTTCTTCTGAGATCTCGTAAGGTCAATAAACATTTTTCCTTCAACCTCATAATGCACCAACTTTGCATCTGTAGGATACTTTTTATCGTTGGCAGCCTCTAGTGTTGTTCTCTGTAATAGAACCTCACAATCATAAGAGGATCCATCAAGTTTTTTATCCTCTTTTTTTGTTTCTTCCTTTTTTACATCAGTAGTCATTATGCATCACCCCATATTATATCTGGAAATGCTGCTGCCACCACATCTTTTGAGATCTTATATCTCTCCTCTAACTTTCCGTCTTTAACAAGAACTAGAATCTCTGCCTCTAGTGGATGTAGTCCTTGAAGAATATTAATAAACATTGTTTCACGACGTAGATTACTTAGATCATCCTGCCCACCTCTAACAAAACGATAGAAGTTTTTTGCTTCTCTACGAATAGTAGTATGTCCCTGCTTATCACTGGATCCTAATGAAAATGATCCTGTCTCATGCATTCTACGAACTTCAAAAGATATTGCAGTGGTTAATGTACCACTTGTCATGGCATCATCTTCAAAGTTTCCATAAGGAACTTCACCTTCGGGTAGTGCCGATACAATCGTTGTATCGTAGTTCCATTTAAAAATTTGTTTTAATGAAAGATCACCATACTTCTGTAGTATTTCAACCTTCTTGGCCTTTGTTCTTTGCTTCGATGCAAGATCTAAAATCTCAAAGACAAAAGGATTTTTAGGTAAGTCAGGAGTCTTTGTGACCTTAACTGCTCTCGGTTTCGTCTTCTTCGCTGTTTTCGCTGTCATGATAGTTTTCAAAGTTAAATGCAACAATTTCGTCAGGTATCAAGTTGCCCTGCATATCAAACATTTCTGGATGAGGTCTAGGTACTTCTCGATAGTTTTTCATATATTCTCTTAGTGTCCATCCTATCACTATTCCAACAATAAAGAATAGTATTGTAACAAAAGATCCTATAACTAAACTAACTTCTAACATCTTTATCTCCGGAGGGTATTTTTTTAATATTCAGATGAAAATCCAAATGAAGATCGATTTCTCGATTAAAAAAATTAAAAACTTTATCAAATAAAATCTGATAAGTTTTCGGTTTCTTTCGACCTCCCCTCAAGATAAGTTCCACTCCCCTATCGAAGTGTATGTTAGAAGTATTTAGTGGGTCAAGCGATTTGTTGTTCTTTGAGGAATTTAATGGTTTCAACTGACCCTCCAATTTTTTTTCCATCGACTGATACCTGTGGAAAGGTTGCTCCCTCTCCAAATTCGGAGATGAATCCCTCTCTAGTATAGTCTTCCCCTAAATTATAGACGACAAAGCTGCTCCCTGTCAACTCCAGTACTTTTTTTACCTTTTCACAATATGGACATCCATCCTTTGAGTAAACCGTAAAATTCATGTCTTTACCGAAACACATAACAATTTATAATTTTTATTATTGTATCACACTAATGTGAGAATGTCAGGATATTATCCTGATAACTCCATTGCTGTGATAGATGATGCCTGACATCCATCATAAGTACCACCAGCTTGAAAAGAATGACTTCGATTTACATACACAACGACAGTGGAGTATGCTGCTAATTGTATTTTATATGTAACCGCACTTGTTGTGGAAGGATCATCAATAAATTCAAAATGTGGAAAATATGTTGAATAAGTTTCAGAAGCACCTTTGTGATCACAAAACCATTTTGTAGTTATTGGTCTGTTTCCATTAGCATCTCCTTTGTAAATGTGTGTTGAATTTCTTATTAATCGGAGACAACCACCATAACCATTAGATAATCCACAAGTTATATCGCTCATAACTAATATTTTACTATCAGATCTTGTTGGAGTTATTGTAACAGCAAGACCAGAATCCGTAAAGTTATGTCCTGTTGCAATCGCAGTAGCTGTTGTTAATACACTTTGTTTTACCTGTATAATACCACCAGAACTACCAGAAGGAAGTCCATCTCTTGGGACGATTCGATTGGTTCTTAATTCTGACATTATGCTGAAACCTCCATCGCATGCATGAACTTTTGATTATCATATGTTCCCAAGTAAAAACTTCCACTTGATACTGTTGCATAGACAGTATAAGTGACGGCTTGTGTTGTATTTGGTGAATCTAAATATTGACACATGGCAGATGCCTGTATTCTTTGATCAGGATTCCAGAATTCCATCAAACCACGACCAGATCCTGAACCAGTAAGCACATTCTCAGCAGTTCCTCCACCAATGCTTCTGTAAAGTGTTACATAAACTCTTTGACCAGCTGCATTATTATCATAAAAAGAATTTAATGAAACTAATATTTTACTGGTGTTAAATTTTGGAGTTATAGTTATTGCAAAGTTACCAGCACTGCTTGTTCCTGCATGGAAAGCATTCTGATTAAATTGTAAACTTTTTGAATGAATTACCTGTTTGACTTGTACGATGCCTCCTCCACCACCAGAGGGAACACCATCGGTTGGAACTATTTTATCTACTCTTAATTCTGATGACATAGTTATGAAGGTTCAGTTGGCCAAGTTACGGAAGTTAAATCTAATTCATAATTAGAATTTAACTTTGGAGATGAACTTGCAGGTAAATCACGAAGTGCCTGACGATAAGTGCTCCATGCAGATGCTAAAGTTAAATCAGAACCTGCTCTCCAATCTGTTTTTGCAATTCGTTTATCTCTCTCTTCACGCAATAATCTCATTGCCTCTGCACTATCAAGTTCTGCAATTTTACTATTGATTTCTGATTCAGTAGGTTTAGTTTGCACACTATCTAACCATTCAAGACCAGAGTAATCCTCTCCACGAAGAACCCACATTGCTCCGGGATTCAAATTTTGTAGTACTGTTGGAATGTCGTATTTCATAATTATTTTTCTTTTATTTATAGTTACTGTTTAATTTCTGTAATTTCAAAAATACTAGTAGTTTGAGAACCATAAGTGTGATACCATATCACTGCACCACCTCCACCATTCTTATATCCTTGAAGTTTGTATGTGTATGCACTGGTATTACCTTGAACCCACTGATGTGACCAAGCAAATCGAGTTGATAATGCATCTTGAGTATCTGTTATTTTTTGTATACCTGTTCTTTCAATTTCAGTATCACTACCACCACTTGGTTGATAAGCAAATCTGAAATAAAAATCAGCGTTTGCTTGTGCACCAACCGAGTAATTCATATACATATTGATTATCGAATTTGAATAAAAAGGTGTGAAAGATACTGTATTCACATCATCCCAACCACCATTTGAGTTTCTGGATACATCAGTTGTACCTGCATTACCACCTCTTTCGACTTTTACTCTTTGAATTACAGCACCTTTACAACCACTACCTTCAGGCATAGTGATTTTTGAACCAGTTATTAATCCGTTTGCATGAAATGTAATCGCCATAACTCTCCTATACGATTGTCCAAGTCCCATCAAGGGTCATGGTTGTACCAAGACTGACAGGCCCTGCGTTAAGTGCATTAACTGATGTGGTTATGTAGTACCCACCATCTCTATCAAGAGTATTATTGAATAGAAGTGAACCATCACCAATGTACAGTCCGGTCATTGAATTTGCAGCACCAACTAAGGCAGTATTGGTTTCGATATTGTTAGTGGCAATACCGACTGTACCTTTACTATCAACAACGATTCCATCTCCGGATGATCCGAGGTGTTGTACTTTGTTTACTTTAATAAAACTCAT